TAAGACCGGGGGGGTCAAGGAGACTCCTTACGGGGGGTGTTTGCCCTGTTTTCATCGCTTGGCTGGTTTGAAGCGCGCGGCGTCGCCTACCGGGAGTCCTGCCCTGATCGCGGCGGCTCGCTTGTGCAGCGCTTGTTTCGTGATGCCATACATCTTTGCGATGACGGGAGCGGACAGACAGCCAGGGAGAGCGAGCGACCAGCGCACGAGCTCGACGTGCCGGCGAAACCTCAGGTCGTCCGTCCGGGCCAGCGCATCGACGAACGCCTTGAGCATCTCGCCGACGTGCTCGCGAGAAATGAACGCATCGGTCTCGACGCGGGGCTCCTCGGGCTTGGTCGCCCATGCCTGGTGGTTCGGGTTGATCTCGAAGATGTGGCGAGGCTGAACCATCTCGCGGTAAGGGATGACGTTGGAGTCTCTCAGCTGCTCCTGCTGTCGCTTGGGCAGGGAGTAGAACCAGCGGTCGAAGGAACGAGCGTCGGCCTTTGGGGCCGTGAGGTCGTTCAGTTGGTGCCGGGACACGCATCACAGGTTCAAGGGATTTGAGGGCGGCGCAACCCTGCAAAGGTTTTGCCATAGGCCGCTGACCAGGTCGAAGGCGATGAGGTCATGCTCTCGCATCCGGCGGACGATGGAGTCGGCCGAGCGTTTGTCACCGCGTGCACGGTTGGCCTCGACCCTTCCCTTGATGTCCTGCATCGTGAGCTGAGCGGGCCACGAGGCGACGAAGTCCCTAAGGGCGGTCAGGCGGTCGGCATAGGTTCGCCGGCTGGCCTCGGTGCCGGCCTTGGATCGGGCGAGCATGGCGGGGCGGTCGGCTTGCCACTTGGCCTTCAGCGCCAACTTCCCCGGGATAGTCCACCGAGGGCCGAGACGTCTGGACTTCCTAGGCATGGGACTCGACCCGGTCGGTCTGACTTGGCTGGCTGCTTTCGTTCGCCGCGAACGCCCGCCGACAAGGCGGGGTGAGTGAGCGTAGCGAACGTGTTGTATGTATGTATGCCTTTAGGCATACTACTACAACTATGCTTTCTCCTAGGCTTTCTCCACGGGTGGGGTTGGTGGGTGGATGGGGTCGCATTTGGCTTTTAAGGCGTTTTAGTCGTCCGAGGCGGGGAGGGTATAGGCTAGCCCTCAATAACGCCTTGGCGATGCCTTGGAGGGGCTAGGATTGGCCTCCCCGTTGGCGGGCTGGGGTGCGGAACAGGCTACCCATCGGATTTCCCCGTGGACGGGGCTATGGCGGATGAATATCTCCCCGGCGAACTTCCCGTCAAAGTTCTTGAGCCCAGCGCGGCCTCGGCGCTTGGTCAGGCCGAAGCGGTAGATCGGCTCATCTCCTGGGCATCGCTGGAGCACGGCGCACTCGCGGCTCCAGTTGGTGATCTCGGACGACCCGAACATGGCATAGGCGAGGTCGGCGGTCGTCTGCCCATCGGTGTCGGCCTTGGACTTCGGTTTGCCCGTGTGGTGCATGAACACGACAATCACGCCCGTCTCGTTCAGGATTGGCTGGATGGTCTGGCGGAGGAAGGCTGAGGCCTCGGAGGTCTCGGATAGGTCGCACCCTGAGAAGGCCATGAGGGGGTCGACGAAGACGATGTCGGCCCGGTGCTCGATGACTAGGCGGCGCAGCACCTTGCCGAACTCTGTGCCCGTTGCGACGCTCTCGCGGTAGATGGCAAGGCGCTCCTCGATGGCGGCCCGCTCCTCTTGGTCGAGGTGCATCCCGTTGGAGATGTCCTGGAACGACTCGGCGCAGTCCCCTAGGTCGTTCTCGGCTTGGATGACCAGCGAGCGCAGGGGGCGTTCGACCTTGATGCCGAAGAAGTCCCGACCGAGCGTCCAGCTGAGGCAGGCCTGCATGAGCAGGGCGGACTTGCCGGTGCCCGCTTGGCCGGCGAGGACAAGGGAGGAGCCGCGGCACAGCCAGCGGTTGCCGATCAGGTTGAACGGGTCGGCCTTGCGGTCGAAGGCGAGCAGGTCGCTGATGGGCATCCTCGCGGGGCCGGCCTTGGGCTTGGAGGCGCCGGCGATGGTCTTCAGTTCGCCCTCGGCGAAGGCGAGCAGGGACTCGGGGTCGGTGGCGGGGTCGGCGACGGCTTGCTGTATGCGGAGATTAACCGACGCTATTCTCCGCAAGCGCCCGGTGTTGGCGATGGCCTCGGCCCATGCTCGGTTCAGGGTCGAGAAGCCGACGGCGGTCGTCAGATCATTGACGAGGACATGGTCGGCGGACGTGTCGAGGTCGCGGAGGTAGGTCGTGACCGTGATCTCGTCGGGCGTGATGCCCTGGGCGTCGAGCTGCGCGAGGGCGGCGGCGATGTCCTGATGCTTGGGCTCGTAGAAGTCTGAGGGGATGAGCCCCTCGGGTAGGGGGAGGCCGTCGCGGATGAGACAACCGAGCAGGTGCCGCTCGGCGTCGAGGTTGGAGGGAAGGTTCATGCGTGGGGGGAGCGGTTGATGACCGTCGTCCCGTCCAGCGTCAAGACCTTTGCTTTTTAGCCGCCTTGCGGGCTGGGCCGTAGTACGGAGCGCGGCGGACGTATTTGCCTTGGTAGGAATGCCGCAGGGTGATGCGTTCCAGTATCCCCATCTTGACGCCCTCGTTCAGGTATTTCTTAACGGCGGAGCGCTTGACCTTCCAGCGTTTCTCCCAGACCTCCAAGGGAAAGAAGCCGGTGGGGGGCTTGTCGGCCCGGTTATGTATCTCGGCGACGATCGCGGCGAGGAGGGCGTCGGTGACTGGGGTTTGGCGGCCTTGGCTCATTTGCGGGGGGAGTAGAAGCGCAGGCCTGTCTGCCAGACCCATTGGTCGCCGACCTTGTGCACGAGCCACGCCTTCCAGTTCGGGCCGTCGACCCACCCGGCGACGAACCCCGAGCCCCAGCGGGCGGAGGCTAGGCGGTGGGATGCGTACGCCATCGCGTCCTTCTGGCAGAGGCACCCGGCGCTGAAGGCGTTCCCGCTGCCGTGTTTGGTCAGGGCGATGGATGAGAGGTTGTGCGTGTGCCCGTGGATCAGAGCGCCGCCGGCCTCGGCGTAGTGGAGGCCCTGCTTGACGGTGGCGTTCTCGCCGTGGGCGTAGCCATGCACGAAGGCCACGGGGCCGAGGCGGTAGACTCCCTTGTCGGCGTGGTAGGGGAGGATTGTCTTCGCCCCGGAGGCCTTGGCGGTGGCGTTGATGTCGGCCTTGATGTCGGCGCAGTAGTCGCGAACCATCGCCGAGCCCGAGGACGCGATGAGGTTGTCCAGGCGGTGTTCGTGATTGCCCCAGAGGTAGACGGTGGGGCGGTAGCGGCGGAGGAAGTCCTTGCCCGCGTCGAGGTCGGCCTTGAGGGACTCGCCGCTTTCCGCGTCAGAGGAGCCGACGCCACGGCGCAAGGCACGGAGGTCGAAGTGATCGCCACCGGCTACCCTGACCTCGGGCTTGTAGTCCTTGCAGAACTCCCAGAGGGCGTCGAGGGCCTCGGGGTCGGCCATGTCGCCATGCGAGTCGGAGGCGAAGACGAAGCGGACGGGCTTGCTCATACCTTTGCGGTCTTGAGCCCGAGCTCGACGAGGCGGCGGTCACGGTATGCCCGGGCTTGCCCGATGTCCTGGGGCGTACGCTCCAGCACCTTGAGGCTGGCGCGGTTGATGCGGAAGTAGAGGTTCCCGTTGACGACGACGAGGTGATGATCGGGGGAAGTCTCGCGGACTTGGGCGGTGGCCCTGACCTTGCCCATCGTGAACTTCGGGCAGGCGAGCAGCCACCGGGCGCGGTCGATGGAGATGCCCATGCCGGCGGCCCAGACGGCTTGTTCGCGGGTCAGAGTTTCCATGCCCGGGCCATGCGGCGTCCTTCGGCCATGATGTCGTTACGGCTGTTCGGCTTGAAGCAGAGCTCGACATCGAAGTCGACCTCGGCCCGCAGATCAAGAACCGACCAGGCTTCCTCGTCGTTCGCGGGGAGGACGCCGGCGGTGGAAATGTAGACCGTCCGCAGGTTCCAGTTGTACTCGTCCATGATGCGA